AAACTAAAGAAAACAGATTCAAAATAATTTTAACCAATGCTTACGGAGGTAAAAAAAGCTAGTGAGAAATGGCAATGGCGAGGATTTCTGTGTCCTCTGTATCCTATTCTGGATAACAATAACAGTAATGTATGCTTCAATTACAGCAATCTAAGAACTACTTTATAAAATCTAGTTCGCTCTGAAAATAATTATGCAAGGTGGCAAATTTCTTTTGCCCTGCCTGTAGGATAGTTTTAACTATTTCATTCTCATCTCTAGTTTTAAATACCTTATCTACCTCCTCCATAGGTAACATACTCATCTCAGTAACAATATCATTGTTAGCAGTAAGTACTACTTTAAAACTTATTAGATTAGCTTCTTTCTTCTTCGCCATTGTTTTCCTCCATGGATGCGAAAGTTATCTGGTCTTGTCTTCCTCTTAGTCCTGCCTTCATGTATGAAGTAGCACGACCCTCAAAGAAGTTTTGATGTTCAACTCCCATAACTTCGTCTAACCAACCTAACGGATTCTCCCTCTGGTCAAAGTTTGTTTTTAGTCCTAGTTGTAGCAGTCTTCTATCTGCTATATATCTATTATATGCATACATATCTTTCTTAGTTAATCCTTGTATGTCTCCCATATCAAACACTAAGTCCAAGAATTTATCTTCAAGTTCTACCATGTGTCTACATATATCGTATAATTCTTTTTTAAACTTGTCAGTCCATATCTCTAAGTTCTCTTGAATAAACTCTCTAAAAAGTTTGGTCATAGCTTCAACGTGCATTGACTCATCTCTGATAGAATAGGTAACTATCTGACCCATACCTTTCATTCTACCAAACCTTGGAAAGTTTAACAAGATTGCAAAGCTACTAAATAGCTGTAGTCCTTCGGTAAAAGCCGAATAAACTGCTAAAGTTTTTGCAATACTTTCTTTATCTTTTTTAGTTGTTTTAAGATTACTAATGTAATTATGTTTATTAGACATCTCTTCATATTCAGCAAAAGCTTTGTACTCTATCTCAGGCATACCGACAGTATCTAATAATAAACTGTAAGCATGTTGGTGGATAGACTCCATGTTTGCAAATGACCCCATCATCATTCGTGCTTCTGGCTTTCTAAATATTCTCATGTATCTATCTATGTAACCAGAGCCAACATCTACATCAGACTGGGTAAACAATCTAAATATCTGTGTCAATAAATTCTTTTCATTATCTGATAACTCTTGCCAGTCTTTAACATCTGTATGTAGTGGTACAGATTCAGGCATCCAGTGCATTTGATTTTGTAATACATAGTAATCAAACATCCATGGGTTGTCAAATGGTTTGTAATAATCTCTTGTTCCTAATAGACTCATTAAAATTCCTCCTCTAGTATTCTTAGTTTTTCATCTGCATTAGCGTATTGTTCCATAAGTTTATCCATAGACTCAACAACGTTAGGATGTTCTGCAACTCCGACTTTGTTAGTAAAGTATATTTCTAAGTTAGCTTGTGCCTCTGCTTTCTCCGCTTTGTATTTTGTTTGTAGAGCTTTATACAATAATGCTCCTGCATATTCAGCCATAATTATTTTCTCCTCATGGTTTAAGAAATTCTGGTTTGTCAAAAAAAATAAACATTGTTATAAAAGGTAGTATACCTATACCGATTACAAAAATAGATGGTAGTATTACTGCCCAAAACATAGGGTTCTTTGTCATAAAATCTAGGTCTTTATTATTCATACCTTTCTTTTTATCTTCTTCAGTGTACTCTGGATAAGATAAAGAATCTTCAAATCTTTTGACATGTTTTGGTTTCATAAACTATCAATGTAAGCTTGTAAATTTTCCATGTCTTCAAGAGTTAGGTTAGCAGCTTGACCCCACATGAGAGCAGATTGTGCACCCCTAGTCTCTCCATTTTTATATTGCATTAACATTTTTACAATAGATGTACTACCGGATAATTTTGGTCCAATACCTCCTTCTCCTTTCATACCATGACACATGTTACAATTAACATATATCTTAGCACCTTTGTCAGCAGGTGTTTCAGTTTGCATTGCAACTCTTTTTGCTTCTAGTTGTTCTGTAAATGTACCATACTTTGCAGTATATTCTTCGTAACACTCACCCCAACAACCATGAACGTCTCCGTATCCAGAAACGTCTGCATTGATTATAGCTGTATAAAGTATCCCACCGATACCTAAGATACCAACTAATAACATTGCTATACTATGTTTCATATTATCCCTCACAAGCTATACAGTCCACTTCATCTAGTTTTATTCGTGGAACTTTTATATTAACATTCTCTGCTGCTCTAGCTGCATCAGACCTAAAGTAGTATAGTGATTTTAATTTATGCATACCATACCAATGCACATCATTTACATACTGCATGTATTCATCATGGGCATTTTGTTCTTCAGTTGCTTTNGGCAANACAAAGAATAAATTTATTGATTGGCTTTGACAGATAAANTCTTGTCGTTTNTGAGCATGTTCAATAATCCATATTTGATTTAACTCATTCGCAGTTTTAAATAATTCTTTTTCTGTATCATCTAATATAGAAAGATGTTGTACTGAGCCGTTGTTACCTGCAATGTCTTTCCAAACGTTGTCAAGTTCCTCTCCTTTTAATCCTTTACTTTTTAAAAGTTTTTCTAAGTATTTATTTTTTACCTGATAACTACCTGATAAAGTTTTGTGAGTAAAGACATTTGCCCTATAAGGTTCTACTGAGGGAGATGTACCAGCACATATAATACTACTACTAGCGTTAGGAGCAACGGCAAGGAGATGAGCATTACGCATCCCAGAACCAGATACATCAGGTGCTTCACCACGAATATCAGCAAGTTCCTCACTAGCCTTAGTAGCTTTCTTTTTAATATGTTTGAATGCTTGATAATTAAATCCGGTAGCTTGGATGCCTCCAAACGGAATTTTATTTGATTGTAAATAGGCATGAAAACCCATTGCACCCAAACCCAAGGAACGCTCTCTGTAAGCTGAGTAAGCAGCTTTTGTAAATCCTTCTTTACCATCTTTAACATATCCTTTAAATCTCTTATAGTTAGCATTATACTCTCCAAGTTGCGATGTGTCAATAGCATTCTCAATAAANTGTTGTAGAACATTATCTAACATAGTTATTAAATCTTTTATAAAGTAATCATCCTTAGACCATTCATCATAATGTTCTAAGTTAACACTAGATAAACAACATACTGCTGTTCTTTCTTCGTTAGTAGGTAGCGTTATCTCTGAACATAGATTACTTTGTTTTATTTCTAAACCTAAATCTTTCTGTCCTTGTGGTAAAGCATCGTTACAGTTATCTATATTTATCATGTAAGGCTCACCAGTTTCTGCTCTAGCGTAGATAATCTGCCACCATAACTCTCTAGCGTTTATAGTTTTAACAGCTTCATTTGTTTTAGGGTCTATCAATCTCCAATCTAAATCGTCTCTTACAGCTTTTAAGAAATCATTAGTAATGTTAATACCATTATGAAGATTCAAACATTTTCTATTTATATCTCCACCAGATTCTTTTCTCATATTTATAAACTCTTCAATCTCTGGATGAGATATATCCATGTAAGCAGCATAGCTACCACGTCTAGTTACACCTTGATTGAAGGCTAACATCTGAGAATCAACTACATGAATGAAAGGAATAGAACCAGTAGAACGACTGCCTGAAGAAGTAGAAATACCATTACTCCTAATATCTCCCCAGTATCCACCAATGCCTCCACCTGAACTAGCCAACCATATATTCTCATCATAGTGAGAAGATAAACCATCCCTACTGTCAGGTACATAATTGAGGAAACAGCTAATAGGAAGCCCACGAGTTGTACCCCCGTTACTAAGTATAGGAGTGCTAAACATGAACCAACAATCGGAACTGTAGTTGTAAAGTCTTTGAGCCATTTCATAATCTGTCGTACCTTTGTATGTGGCAGCAAATACTGCAGCCCTTGCGAAAGCTTCTTGTGCATGTGTTTCTTCCTCCCAGAAATATCTATCTTTTAATGTATCTAAACTAAACTTGTCTAGCTTTTTTTCTTTATCGTAATTTATTTCAATACCTAAGTAAGGCTTTTGTCCTACTTTATCTTCTACCATTTACTTCTCCTCTAAAACTTTTAGTAGTTTGTTTTCATACCATTCAGCTTTTTTTAAATCTTCAATACCATTTTTATATCTAAATCTCCAACGATACTTATGAGAGTTACCACGAAGATAGCCAATAAATTCTTCTTTAGTTAACATAGCTTCGATAGAGTCTATACATTCTATCTTTCCTTGATTGTAATGTTCTGGATTATTAACTACATCTTTACTAATTAAATCGTTGATTGTTTTAGCTTTGCTCATTTAATATCTCCTCTAATGTTGTATTAGGGTTGTCTTTTACTTTTTTGTAAAACCATCTAAGAGTATAAGCACTAACCATGTATTTATTATTAGCGAATATATGAGTATCCTCTGGTAAAAACTCATGTAAATTTTTTGCAGTAATCTTGGTCGCATCTTCTCCATCAGGAGTCATAGACCTAATCCATCTAATTAACAACTGAGTTGCATGTTTACGAAGTCTTTTTGCTTTTTTGCCATTCATTTGTAACCTCTAAAACCTTTGGTGGTTTTGGTGTTTGTGTTAAGTAACTGTACCCTCTTGAATATTTAAATACTCTTAAACCTAATCCATCATTAGCATCTGAATGACATTCAAACTTATGTCTGCAATATACACATTCTTTAGGAAGTTTCATATTGCCAGAGCTACCTTCTGGTTCTGGATTATAACATCTTTGAGGTGGCTTGTCAAGCTTGATTGCTTTCTTAACATCTCTTATCTTCTTTTTAATATTAGGTTTATCAAACTCAGAAGGTCTAAACAAAGCTAACTCTCCGGTCTCTTTATTGATAGCTAGGAAGCCACCCTTTTTTGTACCTTCAGCTTCTTCGTAACCTGCAAGTTGTGGAAGATAGCCAAAGGTATCTTGTTCTGCTAATGTACCATCTTTAAATTTTCTAAAAGCAAAACCAGAAGCAGTCTTTACATCTACTACTTCTCCATCTATAGTACAATCCATGTGTCCTTTTATACCAGATACCGATACTTCTTTTTGTTGATTACCTACTTTATGTCCAGAAAGTTTTACTAAAAATAATAACACTTCTTCTAAGATATGACCGTATAAAAATTTAATAAAGACTGGAGNAGGTAAAGACTCAGTAGATTCATTCTCTGATTTTANATCATACCATAACTGTCTAGTTGGTTTACCAATGTTAGACATTCTTAACATGTCTGAACTTCTTGGNGATGGGTTAGCCCAGTGNTGTAATACTTCTTTTATACTTTCTCCTAAAGCATCTATATCTTTTTCACTTACATCTAATGGCTTACCGTCTCCTAAAACAGAAAGTTTAGAATAAATATCCTCTACTAAGTTATCTAAGTTTTTCATTTTGTATGATTAATAAATCTTAATTTTCTAGTCTTAGCATTGAACTGTAATATTTTAACTCCCATATCTATTTGTTCTTTACTTCTACTATTACATTTAGTAACGTTATTACCTGTTTTTTTATGTAGTTGAGGTTGAGCACATTTAACATCTATTAAACTAATGTTACCATCTTTGTCTCTAGCTATTAAATCTACTGGACCAGTACAACCGCAGTTTTTAAAAACTTCATANCCNTTATCCCATAGCCAAGTAACTGCATANAACTCTGCCATGTCTCCTTTTCTACTACTATCATTTGGTTTAATGTGTNTCACTCCAATTATCTCCTACTTTGTATTCGCCATCTAAAGGACAACGAAGATTAAAATATTCTCCTGCTTCTATTATAGCTTCGACTGCACGAAGTCCTACAAAGTCTGCTTGAGATTCCCTCACTTCAACTTGCCATTCGTCATGTATATTCGCAACAAACTTATAGTCAATAGTATTTAATTTTAGTTTGTTATCTAATAAAGATAATGCTTTCTTCATAACGATAGCACCTGCTCCTTGTAATAAAGTATTTAGAGCAGCATGATTGTTTCTAATGTAAAGCTTTCTACCGTCTATACCCTTGAGGTACTTCTTAGCTGCTGCTCTTTGCACTCTATCTCTAAGAGATTTAAATTCTGGTTTATTATCAAAGAAATACTGTCTAGCTCTTTTACCATCTGTTGTATTTCCACCAACCACCTTGCCAAGTTTTTCGTCTCCTGCTCCGTACATGAGGGCATAGATGAAAGTCTTTGCCTTATCTCTTGATTCAAGTCCTGCAAGTTTTTGATTAGAGGTGTGTATGTCTCCGTTAATGATTTCATTTATAAACTCCTTATCATCCATGTAATGTGCTAACATTCTTATCTCAAGACCACTAGCATCAATACCAACTAATTTATTTCCTTCGTCAACAATCCAACAAGCACGACACTCCTTACCATATTCGCTATTGATACTTGGAACTTGTGCCATGTTAGGATTTCTATGTGTCATTCTACCAGTAATAGTACCATTAGGAATGACAAAGCCGTGAACTCTACCGTCATCTTGTAATGCCTCTAACCAAGACTCTATCTGTGCAATTCTCTTTTGCAGTAATAAAAATCTAGCTATAAGATTAGCCTCGTGAATGTGAGTTATCTGTGATAAAGTTTTCTCATCTACAATAGGCTGACCGGTAGGTGTAAATCTTTCTGGCTTCCAACCAAAGTCTGTTAGGTATTCACCAATCTGTTTACGACTACCAAGATTAAACTCTTGTAAAGTTTGTCTCATAAATGGTCGATAGTCAGAGCTATCTAAACATCTTTGATACTCATCATCAGTAAGTCCTCTTTTAGATAGAGTTCCATCTTTTTTAATATAAGGCTTAACTAATTTATCGTCAACTAAACGAGGTTGAAATGTTTTATGTACTTCATCTTCAATAGATTGCATTTGTTCTCGTAGCTCTGCTAGTAATAAATTAGCACTTCTCTCATCAAACTTAAATCCATTTANCTCTTGTTGTTTCATTATATCAGAAACAGAATGTTCTAAACAAACTGAGTCTTTAGAAAANCCTCTAGCTTCTTTTTTAAGTTCTTTGTAAACTAAAGTATTAAGTTGAACATCACGAACACAATAGTTCAACATGTCTGCTGAATAGTTTTGATAATCTTCAAACTCAATCTTTTTAAATCCTAATTTATATCCCCACTTTTCTAGTGAATGTCCACCTTCACGAGTAGGGTTAAAGAGTCTTGATAAAACTAAAGTATCAAGAAGTTCTTTACTAGTTAAGTCTACATTAAAAAACTTTTTAATCATTGGTATATCAAAGCCAATGATATTATGTCCAATCAATCTATCTGCTGATTGTAAAAGTTTTACACCATCATCAAGTTTACTAGGTGGAAACTTAAATATTTCATTTGTGTCTACATCTTGAGCAACGATACACCAAACCTTAGTGGCTTTTAAATCGTCTGTCTCTATGTCAAATACTAAATCCATAATTAAAATCCGTGTTCATCTTCATCAACTTGAATGTCAGATATATCTACCTCTGATAGTCTACCACTTTTAGAATCATAAAGCAAGTGTGTTGCCATGCCAACATCGCCAGTGTATCTTGATTTAAGAACACGAACTTTTGTAGTACGAGATTCATCGCCATCATCAGACTGTTGATTTCTTTCTAATGCTAAGACACAATCAGATAGTTGAGCAATACTCTGTGAACCTCTCAAGTGAGATAGGTTTACTTCAATACCGTTCTCATGTCCTTTATTACCGTCAACTCTTCTCAAGTGTGATACTAAGATTATACCTGCACCGGTTTCTTCAACTATACTTCTGAGTCTAGTCATAATATTATCAATAGCTCTACGTTCATCGCCTTCTGATACTGCACTCACTAACATGTGTAAGTGGTCAACTACAACCCATTTACATTCACAACCAATAATCATAAATCTAAGCTTGGAAAATATCTCATCAATATCATTCGTGCCAAAGTGAGCATGAACCCAAACTCTGTTCTTGTTCTCGCCATCATACAAGACATCAAAGAATTTATCAAGTTGTTCTGGTGTAAACTTTTCTCGTTCTTGGTCTATATATAATCTAGCATTAGCTTCGATAGATATAATACCATCAATAGTTCTTCGCCAATCTTCTTCAAGAGCAATCACACCGACATTATCTTTGGTGCTTTTGATGAGCCAGTGTTCTAACTCTCTTGTTACAGAAGACTTACCAAGACCAGTTCCACCAGTAAGCGTTACCAGTTCTCCTTGTCGTAGTCCATACAACTTGTCATTCAATCCTTGCCATGGATAAGGTACGCTGTTTTTCTTTTCTCTAGTGTGGTACTTGTCTCTTTGTTCAGAAACATTTAAGACACCAGAAGGTGTATAGGTTTTAGCTGACCACCATGCTTCAACAAACTCTTTGTGCTTGTTGTTTCGGAGCATATCATTAGGGTCTTTGTAGCCGTTAGGTAAAGAAAGTATTTTAGCTTTGCTTGGTTTAAATAACCTTGCAACTTTTCTAGCCGCTTCCTTACCTGCTTTATCATTATCAAATGCAATGATGACATTTTCAAATCCTTCAAGAAATTCAAGACTATCTTTAACATCACGAACCGCACCTGCTGCACCTCGTTTAATAGAGACAACTGCCCACTTACTACCTAATAATTCATAGGCAGCCATAGCATCACACTCGCCTTCGGTTAAAGTTACATACTTGCCACTCTTGAAAAGTTGTTGTCCAAACAAACCAGTATCATCTAGCGAACCATTCCAAAAGAATTGTTTATTAGGTACGTTTCTTTCTTTGGTTGAAGCTAACTCATGTCCATTATAAAATGGATACATGTGCTTTACTACCTTGCCTTGTAAGTCATGGACAACTTTTACTCCATACTTCTGAGCGGTAGCTTGTGATATTTTTCTATCAGTCAATGCTGAAAAAGCACCGACTGATAAATCATCAGGTTGTTTAAATGTATTATCTTGTTTTACTTCCATATTTTTTCCTTCGCAACTTTCTTTATAGTTAGGCATGAAGGTATCGCAACTAAAACATTTAGCTGACCCATCTTCATTAACACCAACTGCATCACTGCTATTACAGATAGGACACGGTTGGTGCACCTTATCCCAAGTGCTTGTCATATTAGCCCTCACTAATTATTATTTATCTTTAGTATCTTCTTCGATAACTTTTGTTTCGGATACTTCCTCAGTTGGAGCACTCTCTATAAGAGCTTCTTCACAGCCTTCTAAAAGCTTTTCAAGATTAGCTCTATGTGTAGCACTTGCAAAGTTAATTGCTTCCAACATAGTTTCAAGAGTTCCTACTTTGGTAATAATAACTCTGGCTTCGCCTTGTTTAGCTTGGTCAGAAATATTATTAACATCATAGGAAATATCTCCATCATCTTTTTTAACACTTATAATCATATTAAAACTCCTCGTTGTCTGCTGATTGTTCAGCGTACTCAACTAACTCTACAACTTTAACTGCAATCAATTCAGCAAAAGTTCCATAGTCATTCTTGTAAGGTTTAATTTTAACCTTAACTTTAGAGCCATTACCAACTGCAACATCCATAGGGTTGCCGTCATTATCAATTAGCTTTGGTGCTTCATTGATACGACCTGCAACTTCTACTTTTCTACTAAAAGAAAAAGCAGGTTTATCAAACTTAGGTTGCCCACTTCTATCTCTAACTTGAGAGATACCTTT